CCTATCCCGCCCCCCACCCTATTATTATATCACAAAAAATAGAGCCTGTCAACTATTTTGCACAAAAAAATAAACCCCGCCATGGCGGGGTTTTCCACAGGTTATCCACAGGGTTATGCACACTTGACCATCATCACTCGCCACACAGCGTCTTGCAAGGTGGCGATATATTCACAGCTTTGCCCAGATTTTAGGTGAACCCGTGAGAGTCGCTTCGCAGGGCGTCCATCTCCTGCTAAGCTACCTTTGAGGGACAAAGTAGGCTACACTTCGGAAAAAGCAGTCATTAGCTGATTAAAGACTTAACCCATTGAATTGTTTGGATATTTGCTCTGCTTAGGCTGTCGAACTCGTATAGAGGTCTGCCTGTTATTTGAGCAATCTCTTTAATCAAGGCTTTTTTAGAGACTCTTTTTTTGGTTTCTTTTGTTTCCTTCATTATGTATACTATTATAGGGGGGCTTTTGAGAAATGTCAAGGACATTCTTAATCTTTTTTAATTTTGTAAATGAGAATCATTCTCATTTGCGGCACCGATTATACCACAGAAATCTGTGCATGTCAATACGCGTGCGATAAAAACCACCATGAATTTTGTTTTCTAGTCTTTCCATTTATAAAGGGTTTCAACGATTTACGATAACTAGTTTAGGTCAGCATGGCGGTCTAAAACCCTTTAAAAATGGGCACAGGCAGGCACGCTCTGCGCCATAAAGTGCAAAACTGAAGTATAAAAGTGACGCATGCGCGCGCGAGCAAGTGCAAAACTGATATAATAAGTCTTATTTATATTTTATCATACTTTTGCTGGGCTTGCAAGAGTTTTGCGAAGTTTTGACAAGTTTTTTGAGGCGTGCGCAAAGCCTCGCTGTGGTTTCGCGTGCCGCCCCCGAGAGTTCGTAGCGTAAGCCAATGAGATTTTCTTTCGCCAAAGTATTGACTCGCGTTAGAAGCTCCCATATAATATATGTATGAATTTGATAAAGAAATGCTGGAAGTGGATTATGGAAGATGATGAAACCATGTTCACAGGTATATGTGGCATAATTGGTATCGTAGTGGTAATCGCAATCGGTATTCAGGAGTTGGTTCGCATATGTGGCTGAAAAAACTTCTTGACAAATCCATAAGTGCCTATTATAATAATAGGTATAATTTAGGAGAAAAAATGGCAAGTAAAAATTATAGCGATGAAATGGTAGCTAGAATGGTCGAAGACTACCAAGCAAATCCAAATATGGATACTGTGAAAACTCTAGCACAATCCTTCGGTAAAACAACAAGAAGCATTATTGCTAAGTTGTCAAGAGAAGGTGTTTACCAAGCTCAACCAAGAACAACTAAATCTGGAGAGCCAGTAGTTCAAAAGAGAGAGCTAGTTCAAGAAATCGCAAGATTATTGAACACAGACGAGGAGCAGATTGCTTCAATCGTCAAAGCTACAAAAGCTGACCTTAAAAACTTAGTAGCAATACTAGACAGCTAATGTTAGAAGTAGTGATAGTCTGGCTAATATCTATGATAGTAGTCGGACTATATGCTTACTACTTTTTAATCGACCCGATTATTCGCTTCTTTAGAGACGAGTAGGTTGCAGAAAAAAGTTCAAAATTTTTCTTGACAAGAGGTTAAAAGCGTAGTATAATATATGTATAGAAATCGGAAATGGTTGCTAAACAAAACAAACATTTATAGCTACACAAAGTTAAGCAAAGTATAAAATACTTCTTGACACAAAGGAAAAAGCGTAGTATAATATATGTATAGAAATCGGAAATAGACGCAAGTAGATTTTAGATTTCTTGGTAGTGCCAACATTAGCTTAGGCAATCGGTGGCACGGGTTAGGGTGGGCAAATGAGTGGTTATAGCTTTTGCTAGTTTTCATTTCGGCTCGACACTGTAAATGGCAAAACTAGCCCGAACAAGATATGTCGGTATTCGCAGTAGCCCTGCGAGGATAAACAGGTAATAGCTTAATACAGTCTATACTTGACACTTCCGTGAGAGTCGCAGTTCGCTAGTAGAGTGTTTCGCTCGTAAATCTAGTAGGAGAACTAAGCAATACAGGTGGAGTAGCTATTCCGACATTTAAGTGGTGATTATAAGCCTGAATACACCATATCCAAATATTCGGCAGTAACTCGAGGCGTTGCTTTAATTAGTCTTGGAGTTTGCTAGTATCTCGACCAAACTAGCCATCACACACCAAGCAGATTGTAGTGTTAATCCGAAAAGCTGGATAGCGAAGTAGGAAAGTGATGGGCATAGTGGAAGTTGTGGAAGCTTTGCTTATAAGCAACTTTTGCGACCGACCAATGTTGCAACATTGAGTTGGGCAAATACTTCGAAGTGCTAACCTTAAAAGGAGAGTGTAACCTATACGCAAGCAATGCTCGCCTCTGCAACCATTAGTGGTAGACAAGCGTGATGCAAATGGCTAAAAATGTGATAGAGACGCCAAGGCAGTAAATGTGTACGGGGTAATCGCACGGCAACCATGTGAAAGTCATAGTGTCTTGCGTGAGTGATAAATCTACTCGGACAGATTTCTGGCGAATTCTCTAGAGCAGTAGCCAGCATTAATCAAACAATTAGTAGGGCGAGTCCCACATTTTTGAGCCACCTGAATAGGTGGCTTTTTTTGTATCTTTTTCTATAGGGCGAGTGCGATCCACAAAGCGTTCTATAGACCTCAATAAAAATAGTTCTTGACTGACATCAAAATTCCAAGTATAATATATAATATGAAAAATAAAAATGAAGATGAAATACATCATGAGCCTAGTTTATGGGAAGCTATAAAAGAGCTAGAAGATAAACACGATTGTGTAATCTATGGCGTCTTAGACATAGAAGCCTTAGAACGAGATATGCGTGATATGTTTAACACTCATGTAGTTCAAAAGCTAAGTACTATTTCTAAGCAAGAGTGGAAAACTGCAATGCAGTATGCATATGATGTTGGCGCTGAAGGCAATGCTCAGGACTATCAAATGATGGTTGAGTATGCACACGAGTATCTATTCGATACTGTTCGCAAGCCTAATCCTATGAATACTTTAGGAGGCTACAGTGGCTAAACGACATGTTAGGACTTATGGTGTTGGCACAGAGTGGAATGGTCGCACTATTGTAGATTTAATCTACAAAGATGGCACTCGTCCATGTTCTTGCCTAAACTGTGACCTTTGTGGTTATGGTGAGTGGGCAAAGCCTTATGCTAAGAATGAGGCTCTACAATTAGTATGGAATGATGGCGAGATAACAGACTACACTTATTTGCCAACAGACTTAAATCGTGAGCGTATTCTTGCAGGTAAGAAACCTCTAAGCGAGGAGGACTACGAATGGTAGAGTGCAAGATATGTGGCAATGAAGTCAGCCCAGCTAGGGCTGAGATAGTAGGAAAACTATGCTTAGATTGTGGCGAAGAACAAGCAAGTAAGTTATCTGAAGCTCGTAAAGAGCAGACTGCCCCAATATTTAATAAAGGTGGCTATCAGTATATAACTGAAATGGACTTGTTAGACTTGGGTAGATGATGGAGTATTGGAAGCCCCATAAATTTTACCCAAGAGATTTCGCTTCAAAGAAAGACGAGTTTTTGTATTGGCTAAAGAGTGATGGTGCTACTACTAAGCACTTGCAACTCTTACTAAAAGCCTATCCAAATCACAAGTGTAAAAACGAAATTATTGAAGAATTAAGGAGAAGAAATGCCAATAAAGTTTAAAAGTGACGAGCGAGTTTATAACAGAGCAACTAAAAAGACTACTGTTCATAAACATTTTATTAAGCAGACTCCGTTAGAGGAGCTGATGAAGTATATCAACAATGACAACGGCAAGCCAAAAGTAAAGCAAAAGTGCAGAAACGAAGTGGTAAGACGAGGTTATAAAATAGTAAAGGTGGCAATCAATGAATAACGGCGATTGGGACGAGAGTTTTGAATTATTAGTAGGCTTAATCATATTTGTAACATGGCTACTTCTCTTAATGGGGGAGGGCTTCAATGGCTAGAATGTGGGGAAGCACAACTGCTCATATACCTGTAAAAAAGGGAACAAGTATCGGTAAGAGGCCAAACACCTCTACCATGAACAAACATAAGAGGCGAAGCTTCAAAAAATATAGAGGACAAGGAAGATAATGCAAGAAATAACTTTAGACAAAGTACAAATTACACAAGACGAGTATCAAGATATGCTTCGAGTAGTTAAAAAACTACAGAAGATAGGTATAGAGCTGGATTATACAGTAAGTAAACCAAACCATAAGAGAGTGGGAGTCAAATTCAACCAGCAGTATGACTTAGAAGCTCTCTGCAAACAAGTAGGAGAATAACAATGCAATTAGAGTATATTTATAAGACAGACGCATATTTATGGAAACATAAAGACGACCAAGACACTAATGGTAAAGAGTGTAGGCGTGAAATACAAAGAAGAAAAATGGTTGGCTTCACCGATGGCACAGCTATTGACAGAGGCGTAAACCTAGATGGTAGTGCTAAAGCTAACCCTTATGCACACCTAATTTCAAGGAGAAGCTAATGGCAAATCATGTATATTTTGATTGTCATATAGAGTGCCAAGACGATTTAGCTAGTGAGAAAATTAAGGATATTTTCGAAGTAGCTAAGTCGCAACGGGACTGGAATGACATGAAGATTGACGAATGGGACGCTAGTGCACTTCCTATCTATGAAACTCCATGTGATGATAATTGGTATGATTGGGGTATTAACAATATGGGAGCCAAATGGGTTACTATAGAGGATGTTAGCTCAGATTACTTTTCTGGTCATTCAGCTTGGAGCCCAATCATACCATTAGTAGAAAATCTAATGGAAACAGTATATAAACTAAGCGATGATTCAGAAGTGAACATGACCTTATTCTATGAAGATGAGTTTAGAAACTTCATAGGTAAGTGCTATTTCTATATAGAGAATGGCGAAGTCATATTAGATGAGTATGAAGTCGAAGGCAACGAATTAACTGAACTAATGTTAGAGGCATTTGGTAAAGATGAGAGTTGGCTAGAAGAAGATGAATTTGACTGGTGGGAAGCTTTTCCTATTAAAATGAAACATCATAATCTAAAAGGTGAAGAATGGACACCACAAGAGTATGTAGACGAAATAGTAAATCAATTCAGAGAAGAAGGTAAGCTGGAGCATTTGTAATGACAGATTGGACTAGCGTATTTTTAGTAGGATTGTTTTTAATCTATATGTATTTTAACGACAACGATAGGAGTAAGCCGTCATGACTGAGTATAAAAACGAAGTAGAAAAACGAAAACGAGAACTCATACTAGAGAAAAAGCAAGATGAGTGGGAAGATATTTATTGCCACAAGGGAGTTATGAAAGTGACATACTGGAATGGCTCTGTTGAGGAGAACGGAGAAATAATAAAAGAGCCGATGTCTATTGAAAAGCAATGGGCAAAGCTAGAAAGGGAAGAATATTATAATGAACTACACAAGCGAAGAAACAGAGAACATAGTTAAGCAGTATCAAGATAATCCAACTAGAGAAACTGTAGATAGACTAGCTTCAGTATATAATAAGAGTGCAAGGTCGATTATAGGAAAACTAGCAAAAGAAGGAGTTTATCAACGAGTTGAGTATAGAACAAAAACTGGAGAAGTGCCAGTAACAAAACTACAGATAGTAGAGGATATCCAATCCCAGCTGGGTTGCGAGGCCCTAACTGGGTTAGAGAAAGCTCCAAAGGAAACTCTAAAGATACTAAAAGAGAATATAGAACGCTAGAAAATTAGTACAAATTAGCCCGAATTGAGTTCGGGTTTTTTTGTTTAAAAAATTTTTCGGTTGGGCGAAAGTTGAGCTTATTTAAGACGAATTTTTAGTAATGTGTGAATTGTTGTGAAGTTTAAAAGATATGTCTTGCTTTATACAGACATAAGTGAATGAACACGAGTTAGTCTTAGTTTATTTCCAAGATTAGATAAAACCAAACATTCCAGCCTCTCGCTTACGCTTCGGCTGTCATTTGTTAAATATATCTTGTTAGGAAAAACCAGACTAACTTGGTGATTTGGTTTGGTCATCTTATAAATTAGATATAATTATTATACCACAACTTTAGGCATAATGCAAGGTTTATTTTTTGAAGGTCATAGAAAGCTGAGTTTTTTCGAGTCACTTGAATGTAAAAATAAATTATTTTTATAAAGTAAAGTTATAAATCTTCGTGTTTTTCTTCGGTATTTAATGCGTCAGACACTCTCAATTTTTTAAGTCTACGGTCTTCAGCTTTCCAATTAAGTAAAGTTTGTTGTTCTTCTGCAACTTTTTTACGATTTCTACGAAGAGTCGCCTGTCGTTTTTGATTTCTTACTGCTGATGGCTTTATAAAATTTCTTCTCTCAAGAATTTCTCTTTTGAGTTCCTTACCATGTGTTCGCAAAATTCTTAATGCTTTTTCAATTCTCATATGTTTCGTATTTATCTTCAAAGTATGCTGTCCATATGTTTTGTTTTACTTCTCTCTTCACCTGCGGAAGCGAGAGGTTTTTTGTTTCTTAATTGAATATACCAGCGATGTCCATCTCTACGAGCATCTTCAAAGATTGCCCATGTAAACCATAGTGGTAGAATGATTGCTAAGTGAACAATTAAACTAACAAAAGAGTTGTAGTAGCCAAACCAGCCACCCCAATATGCAGCGATAATTCCAAAGAAGAAAGCCCACATAACAAAAAGCACAATCATAAAGTATGCTTGTAATGATGGGTTAGGTATGTATTTTAAGGGATTATACTTTGCGTTCATAAGTGAATTCCAGCAGTCGTAAATCCATAGTAATAGTTCTTTCATGTAAATCTCCAGCCTCTTTTTCTTAAATATTGGACTTGTTTACGCACAGAGTTTTCAGTAGTTTGTAAATGAAGTGCTATTTCTGCAACTGTTCTTTTCGAGTAGTTATCTCGCAAATACTGTCTATCGCTTTGAGTCCACTTTTTCATACATATATTATACGAAAAAATGAGCAAAAAGTCAAGAACTAAATTTTTTTACTTGACTTCGCTCTCAGAAATTGCTATAATATAACTTATGAATATAGACAATGACATAGCATTTTTAATTATTTTACTGGCTACTAACATGGGAACATATTACTATTCAAAGCATCTAGCAATAAGAGCCTGCATCGAGTATCTCGAGAAAGAAGGCTTAATTTCTTTTGATGATTAGAAAAATAGTTCTTGACTTGCAGTTGAATTTTTTGTATAATAGTATATGAGAATAATGGTATTCTCAATCATGCCATACCGAAAGGGTGGCTCATATTATTAAAGGAGAAAAATATGACGCATACAATGTTAAGACATTTTCTCGGGTTTGACCCAGAGATGTTTGAATCAGTAAACACAAATTACCCACGATACAATGTGGTTAGAACAGATGAGGAATCTGTGAGTGTGGAAGTTGCAGTGCCAGGCTTTACTAAAGAAGAAGTAAAGGTCGAGCAAGATGGAAATAAGTTGCAAATCAAAGCAAAAGCAATCGACTGGTTGCAAGAGGGAGAAAGCTACTTACATAAAGGCTTTAGTTCCAAAGGTTTTGATAGGCAGTTCATTCTTGGCGAGTTTATGGAAGTTGATTCCGTTAGACTAAAAGATGGTATTCTTACTATTAACATAGAGAAGAATATTCCTGATGAAAAGAAACCTAAAACATTTGATATACAATAGTGTTGGTTTACTGTAAGACTCCGCGCTCAAGGCGGAGTCGCCTTTCGATACAGAAAGAGCGACAACGAAGAAAAGAAAGTGACGCCAAAATGTTGGCAGAGGTAGACAAGCACATACAAAAGTGGGAGCGCAGATGCAAGAAATAAGTCAAGAGGGAGTAAACCTAATTAAAAAATTCGAAGGTTTCGAAGAAAAGGCTTATAAGTGTCCTGCTGGTGTATGGACTATTGGATATGGTCACACAAAAGATGTTGTAGAAGGCGACTTTTGGAGTGAGGCATATGCAGAACATATGCTCGAAGTAGAACTAGAGGAGTATTGTGAGTATATAAACGACCTAGTTGAAGTAGAGCTAAATCAAAATCAATTCGATGCATTGGTATCTTGGGTTTATAACCTAGGGCCAACCAACCTAAAAAGTTCAACTCTTCTCAAAGTGCTAAATGAAAGCGACTTTGATGAAGTTCCTAGACAAATAAGAAGATGGAATAAAGCTTCAGGAGAAGTCCTAGAAGGACTTGTTCGCAGAAGAGAAGCTGAAGCTCTCTTATTTCAAGGGAAGGAGTGGAGTCACATTTAAAACAACTGCTTGATAATTTAAGCAAAAGAATCGCAAAACTAGAAAAAGATTCGCACCTGCCGATTGGTCTGTGTGAGTTTAAAGGTTTTGATAAGTTAGTAGAGAGGATAGAAAAATTATAGAAAAAATTAAACAATTCTGGAGATGGTTAGTAAGTTTATTTCAAACTAGATATATACTGACTGTAAGTTACAATGCTACATATGGCGATTCTGATGACCAAACATTTACAGTAAAAAAATTTTATAGTAAAAAAGAGAAGTATTTAAAGTTTAAAACAATAAACAATGAAGTAGTAGAGATACGAGGCGCAGAAGGTCTTAACTACAAAATAGAGGATTTATAATGTATCAGTTTCTTTTAGCATTAATAGTAGCTTTAAGTGGAAGTTGCTACTGGTTATACAATGAAAATCAAACACTTAAAGCAAACAATGTAAAACTAGAAACAGCAGTAGCAACACAAGAAGAAACAATATCAAGTTTACAAAATGACTTTGCTTTGCAAGGTAAGAGTTTAATAGCTATGCAAAGTAAACATCAACAAATAGAAGCAGAGATGAATCGCTACTTAGATATATTTAAAAGACATGATTTAACTAAGTTAGCAGCTGCAAAGCCAGGGCTCATAGAGCCAAGAGTAAATGAAGCAACTAAGGAAGTATTTAATGGAATTGAACAAGATAGTCGTGATATTGATAACGCTGATGATGGTATCGAATTGCAGTCTACTCCCAACTAAACAGATTGAGATTAGTGCAAAACCAATAGAACGAACAATAATACAGCCAGTCCTCCCAAGAGAGATTGACTTAAAAGAGCCATATTGGTATGTAGTATCAGAGAAAAACTTAGATGAATTTTTAGCAAGAGTAGAGAAAGACCAAGGTCAAGTAGTATTCTTCGCAATGAGTGTTCCTGATT